CTGTCCTCTCTCTCCCCGATGATCGCGAAAGGATTTCCCGTGAAGATCAAGGCCACCGAGCGTCCGCCCGCGGGGCGCCGGTTCGCGCCGGGCACGTTCGACAACGCCGTCGGCCGGTCGGTCAGCGTCCGGATCGGGGCGGGTCAGGGGATCGGCATGATCACATCGGCCATTCCGGCGCCCGATGGCCTGTCCGTGGAGATCGAGGTCGAGGTTCCGGGCGATTTGGCCATGCGCCCCGACCTGCTCAACCTGTGATCACGCCGCGCGCCGGCCGATGATCACTCGGGGCCGCGGTGGCGGGGGCGGCAGCGTGCGGGCGAGGTGAGCGGCGCCGGCCGCGGCGTACACCGCGTCGACGTGACCCTCGCCGCGGCGGCTGAAAACCCACGTGTCGCCGCGCTTGAGACGCTCAGCCCCCCCGATCTGGGCATCGAGCAGTGGATCTTTACTGTGGACGACCCGCTCGGACTTGATCTGCTCGGCGAACCCCATACATACCGCGGCGAGCTCGCTTTTGATCTCGTCGGTCTCGACGTGCAGCGAGCCGCGCTTGCCGAGGTAGGCCGCGACCGCCGCGGCCGGTCCGGACGGGAACCAGCCGAGTTTGCGCGGTCGCACCAGCTCGAGCAGCCCGGGCAGGGCCTGGCGTAGCTGGTCGGTGCACTTTGGACCGTCCCATGCCGCGACGAAGTCAACCCGGGTTACCTCTGGGCTCACCATGGCCGCGGCGTACACGGTGGCGTGCTGCTCGTCGGGTGCGACGTCGACGCAGAGCGCGACCCGGTCTCGGGCGCCGTCGAGGTCGCCGGGCACCGCGCAGCGCAGCCAGGCGCCCGGGTCGACCGCGGGATCGCTGACCCGTACCCGGATGCACATATTCTCGGTCTTGAACCCCGTGAGCGCCTCGCCGCCCGCCTTCACGGCCCGATGTGCCTTGGCGAGCAGGGGGTCAGGGTCGAGCCGGTGGCCGAGGTTCGGGTTGGCCATCGCGAGCGCGCGCAGGTCGGTCGGGTCGGCGTCCTCCGGCGCGGACCACTCGAGCAGGCCGAGCCGCGGGTCACCCTGCCCGGTCTCGATGTACTCGAGCGCGGCGCCGCGTAGATCGTTGAGTACGAGACTGTTGTCGTCGCCCGCGTTGCTCGTCGCCAGTATCTGGGCGTCCCATACGGCGCTCGTGGTCGGTTCGGCGGCATCGTAGGCCGAGTAGTCGTGATGCTGGCGCAGCTCGTCGAGCATGAGCCGGTGCACGGTCAGCGATCGGCCACCCTCGGCGTTGCTCGCCGCGATCTTGTAACGCGACTCCTCGGTCGTCCATGATTCCTGCTCGCCGTTCGCCTCCCGGTACCACCGCGGCTTCGCGATCAGATCGGCTATTCCGGGCTCAAATGGGGCCGCTTTCTCGGCGAGCTTGCGCGCCTTGACCCATGATTCTTTTGCGTAGTCGAGTTTCGTCGACGTGCCGAGGATGAGCGGGACCGCGTCGACGAACTGCCAGAACAATGCGAGAATCACGAGCAGCTCGGTCTTGCCGTTCTGGCGCGCGACCAGGATGAGCACGATCCGGAAGCGCGGTCGTCCGTCCGGTAGGAGCTCGCCACCGTGGATCACGGCGAATTCCTGCCACGGATCGAGCGGCCGGCGCAGCTTGCGGGCGAATTCGATCACGTCGAACCCGTACGACGTATCCGGGGTGAGCGGGCGAAGTGGTGGCGTCCAGAGCCGCGGGGTGGCGCTACCGAGCGCGCTCGGCGCGGCTGGCCCGACGCGAGCGGAGCTCGTCGACGCCGCCGGTACGGGTGACGGCATTCTGACCCCCAATCACCGCGCGCCGGGCGGTTGGCGTCATCCCGAGCGCGATCAGGGCCGCGAGCAGCTTGGGACCGAGGTCGGACGCCACAGAATGCGCCGAGATCGCGTCGGCGATCTTGTCGAGGTGCTCACGTGCATCGACCGCGAGCGGGTCGAGCTGCTCGAGCTCCGCGACCGCGGCGCGCAGCCCGTCGAGGTGCTTCGTGTACTTCGCGAGCGGCTGCGCGTTGTCGATCAGTTCCGCGTACTGGCGGGCGAGCGCGACCGTGCCGGCGTCCATTTTCTCGGCGCCGGCCGCGGTCAACGCCGAGCCGAGCGCCCGCACCATCCGCCCGCGGCTCACCATTGGGTCGCCGATCGCCCGGGCGGGTCGGGTCCCCGGCGCGGGTCGCCGATCCTGAGATTGCACGGGGTGCACGCCGGCACGCGGTTGTCCGGCCCGTCGCCGGCCGCCTTGCCTCGGGGGTGATGAACGCAGTCAGCCACGCCTGTGCACTGCCGGATCTGCCCGTTTCGAGTCGTCCACTGGCCCGGGAGGGCGATCTGACAGGCGCCGCCGGTCATGATCGCATTCTCGAGCAGGGTGACGTCGCGCTGCCTGCGCCAACGTCGGGTCGAGCCTCCCGCCCATGATCGACTCACGCGACACTCCGATACGAGAGATTTTCCTGTCCAGCGCCATCATGACAAGAAATCTTCCTGTTACGGTATGATCGTGCCGCTCTCGTGGCGTGGAATCTTCCGCCGACCCGCTGAGCGCATGACCGCGCCTCCCCGCGGGCCGAGGTTCGCGCTGGACATGTCGGCTGACCTGATCGCGGCCATCCTCGGCACGGGTGACGGGAGCACGACGATCGCGCCGCGGATCTCCCGCGCCATGGCCTTGCAGGTGCCGGCCGTGCTGCGGGCCCGCAACCTGATCGCCGGCAGTCTGGGAACGCTCCCGATCCGCGTTCACGCACCCGATCGGAGCGTTTCGACCGGCTCGTGGTTGGTCCCGTCACCCGATCCGGACATTCCGCACTCGGTGATCATGGCGCAGACCGTGGAAGATCTACTTTTTGAGGGCGTCGCGTGGTGGAAGGTCACGTCGTTCGGACCGCTCGGGTTCCCGCTCACCGCGCGCCACGTGCCACACAACGCGGTATCCGTGAACCCGACCCGGTCAGTGCTGCCGTCCGTCGCGCAGATCAGTCCGGACGAGCCGTTCCCCGTCGACGGTCAGGTCTACATCGACGGAATCCCGGTCCCGGACCGGGAGATCATTCGGTTTGACTCGCCGAATCCGCCCATGCTCGTGCACGCCGCCCGGGCCATCCGGACGTGTCTGCTGCTCGACACGGCGGCCGCGCTGTACGCGAAGGACCCGATGCCGCTGGGCTACTTCGCGCCGCGCGACCCCAGCGCCGATCCGGCCACCGACGAGGAGATCGAGGAGATCCTCGACGATTGGGAGGCGGCGCGGTCTAAGCGTGCCTTTGGGTACGTCAATGCGGCGCTCGAGGCGAAGACGCTGTCGTGGAGTCCGGAGCAATTGCAGCTTGCAGACCAGCGCCAGCACGCGGTGTTGGAGATCGCCCGGGCGGCCGGTGTGGATGCCGAGGATTTGCAGGCGCCGGTCACCGCGTCGCGCACGTACATGACCAGCGAGACACGCCGCCAAGACTTGATCGACTTCACGCTCGGCGCATATGTGAGCGGATTGCAGGATCGGCTGTCGATGCGCGACATCCTGCCGCGCGACTTCACGGCGAAGATCGACTTTGACGGCTTCCGCCGCGGCGACACCGCAACCCGCATGACGACCTACAAGACGGGGCTCGAGGTCGGCGCGTACGCGGATGAGAACGAGATCCGCGAGCTCGAGGGCAAACCGAACCTCACACCCGCGCAGCGCGCCGCCCGCGTCAAGCGCACTGCCGCGCCGGCACCCGCTACGCCGAATGGAGCGCCCAATATGGCCAGCGATACCACGATGCTCGAGCTCGAGGTCGCCGAGCTGCGCGCCGCGGTCAAGCGGCTCGCCGAGATGCGTCCGGCCGAGTCGGTGCATTTCGAGGCGGCCACGGACGAGACGGTTCGGGTGTCATTCGACGGCACCGAGGTTCTACAGACGTTCCGGGTGAATCCCGAGAAGCGCACCGTTTCAGGCATGATCATCCCTTGGGGGAAGGTCGCCCGGTCCGGATTCAGCTCGTGGAAGTTCGCCGAAGGATCGCTGCACTGGTCCGACGTCAGTCGGGTCAAGCTGAACCTCAATCACAACTTTGATCAAG